CAATGCCGACAAAGAAACTTCGCAAGAAGACTTCGCCGGAAGTACTCTCTAAAGAGCACTTGAAATTGGCACATTCCTTTAGAACACAAGTACAGCCTTTGAGACAGTGTCTCTTCCAGCTGCACGAGGCCCTATTTCATGTGCCAACTGCAGCCCAATCCTTTGCGGACTACCTTTCGGAAGGTGTCATCCACCGAGGATCAGGATTTTTAAAATTGCACAAAGACCTGTATATACAGGCTCTGCGTGTCCTGCTTTTGCAGGATCCTGTTTTCGATCCCCAACATAAATTCAAGGGGAAAGATTATCCGTATCCCTACAATATGATTTTCCGTCGTCTTAAGACGATAGGCGAACGTGTTGTTGGAAGAAAGGTCACTACCAAGATCTCTAGGAAGACCCAAATTGGGGCTGACTATAAGAAACGGGTAGTAGAACAGGCTTCCAGTGTCGAGTCTTTCGATCCCTCTGAGGAGGAATTGACGAGATACCTGCCTGAGATCCGCTCTCTGCTAACTCTTGTTAGCTGGCCCAAGTTTGTTAAGCTTGAGCTAACCGAAGAGAAACGGGACGAAATCTTATCAGATTTCCATGAGGCTATAACCTCTCGTCTCGACCCGAAGACGTCTTACACGGCTTGCCTCATCGGTGAGTCCGTCGCTGATTGGTTAAGGTCCATTAAAGTGGAAACTGGTGATAGAGATATCACTGGGAGACGATTAACGTCGCACCTAATTAGTCAGCTGCCCACTTTCGGGGTAGACCTCTCTAATCGGACATATAAAGGTAGGAAGGACCGCGTTGGTCAGATTCCTAGTAGACTGGCCTATGTACTTAAGGACACGTTAAACGTGAACCCCATTTACGTAGATAGTAGCCCTGTCGCCCGTGTTTCGGTCCTGCCGGAACCTGGTGGAAAAACCAGGGTTATAACAGGTTACAATGGTCTAATTAATGCGACCAATGCGTACGACATAGCTTCCAGAGTACGAGAATGCATCCATCAGGATGTTAGCCTCGACCAGTCGTCTGGCCACCGATGGCTAGCGGAAAATACAAAAATCTCTAAGATAGCGTATGACCGCTACCTAATAAGCGCCGACCTGAGTGCCTTTACAGACAACCTCCATTTCGAGTTGTTCTTACCTACTTTGGAAGTCCTCGGTATGCGTGACTTCGGAGCCATAGCGCAATCCCCCATTTTCTTGGGTGAGAAAGTCGTTTCTCCTTTACGACTCTTAATGGGTCTAAGGGGGACATTCGAAGTCGCCTCAGTTGTCCACCATGGACTCGTTCAAACATCGGGCATAAGTGATTATGTTCTGTGTGGCGACGACCTCCTATTTGCGGATGTTGGTTTATCAATGTTCCGTAGATACCGGGATAAGATCAATGGTTCTGGGCTCAAATTAAACGAGTCAAAGACCATTGTCTCAAGATTCGGTGGTATCTTCTGTGGTGAAGCATACATGCTCGGTCACCGGATAACTCCGGCCCGACTTCCGTTGTTCACGTTGTTTTCTCCTGAGCTGTCGGATACGCAAGTATTCCGATCTGGCGGTACTGTTATACAAAACGTACGCAGTGCCAACCTTACCAAGCCAGTGACTAAGATCTTAATAGGATCCGTCATCGCTCTGTTGGGACGACAAAAAAGGTTTCGTCGAAGGCCATTACCCATCGACCTACCAGCCAAGCTGGGCGGTTTAGGGGGCAGAGTGGCGGTAAAGGGCGGTTTGTTAGCAATAATTAGCCGTCTGAAAAACCGTGCATTTGCTACGGTCCCAAGACCTAGGGATGAACCTGACTGTTATCAAACAAGACGGTATGTCCCGTATGCCTGGGGTGACAAGCCCCTGGTGATCAAGTGGAATTTCAGATATGAGATTCTCACCTTTTCTGCGCCAAACCTCCTCGTTGAGGGCGGCTATAAGCGCGGTGGACGACGGCCGAGTGTCTCTGAACCTCTGCTTCAACTAAAG